GCTGAGCCATGCTCAATCCTCCACGGTTCGCCGGAAAGCCCGCTCCGCTACGCGGTCGACGAGCTCGCGGGAGGGCGCGTCGATCAGGCGCCGGTGAGGCTGCCCTTCAATGTAGAGCGTGTAGCCAGCCCTCGACGCGACGGTCGCGACGAAGAGCTCCCCGGCGACCTCAAACTCGAGGGTGATCATCCCCTTGGACAGCCCCGAGGAGACCGGCCACTCCCGCCAAGCCTTGAAAGCCAGTTTCGAGAGCTCCTCGTCGAGGGCCCGGGCGAGCTCCGGGGCCAGGTCCGCGAGGTCCTCGACGGGCCCGAAGGGGTCCCCCTCGAGCTGCACGTCGCGCGAGCGGCCGGAGCCCCCGGCCCGTCTCGAGAGAGTCTGGCGCCGGATGTCGATGAACCACGGTTGACGCTCGCGGCCGGAGAGCCGGGCGCGGGGCTCGAGGCCCCATCCCCCGGCCTTGTCCTGCGCGCGGCGCCGGCCATCCCACCACGCATCCGACGCGGCCCAAAACCGGCCCGCGTGCTCGAAAGAGGTCCCGGTCTTCGACGAGCTCACGGCGACCTCCTCCGCCTCGAGGCGTAGCGTTGACCAGGTGACGACGGAACCGTCGCGGCGCTGCAGGGACGACGGCTCACGGGCCTACCTCCTCGGCGGGCCCGTGCATGACGTAGAGCAGGCGGGCCCACCCGTCCGCGTCCGCGTCGATATGCGCTGGCGGCCTCACAGGGGGCCCGTACTCCCTTGCCGGGGCGGGGGCGGACCTCGAGGGCATCCCCCGCCCCGAAACCGAAGGAGCGGACGGCTGGAGCTGTTCGCGGGGCCCGCCGAGGACGCGCGGCAGCGCCCAAAGGACCGCCCGCTCCTCCGGTGACATCCTCAGCCAGGCGAAGGCGTCGCCTCCACAGTAGGCGAGGGAGAGCCGGAATCCGTCGAGGACTCCGGCGTCTTCGAGTTTCCCGCTTCCCTGTCGACCTCCTCCTCCGAGGGCGGGAGCAAGCTCGAGAGGACCTGAGCGGACACCCTGTCCGCGTGGGCCTCGAGCGCGAGGAGGTCCGTCTTCGGACACAGGGCGCGGAGCCCGTCGAAGACCTCCCGCCCGAAGGCGACGAGGTCGCCCCGGTGCTCGTCGAGGGAGCGCCAGGCGGGAGGGCGCTCGAGCTGCCCCCGGGCGTTGCGGACGGGCTCCCCCTGGCCCCTGGGGGCCTGGATACAGCAGAGGCCGACCCCGGCGAAGTTGAGCGCGAGCCGCGCGGGGGCGTTCCGAACGCGCCGCTTGTAGTCCGCGACGTAGGCGAGGGAGGTCCAGGGGTCCGGGAGGGCGAGCTCGAGCTCGAGCTCCTCGATCTTGAGGGGTTCCATATCGGCGGGCTCCTAGGCCGGGCGTGTAGCTGGGGGAGGAGCTGCTCGAGGCCCCGGCCTGGCGACCTCGACGAGCAGCTCGAGGCATGATCAGGCGACGACGACGGAGGCGCCCTTCGGGCACTCCCAGGAGATCGCGAGTCCGTTCGCCGGATGCGACTCGGAGAAGTCCGCGATCAGACGGGTATTCGGCAGCTCGATCGAGGCCGTGACAGCCCCCCGGCTCGCGGACCATCGGAGCGTGCCGGTCCAAACGGTCCCGCCGGCGTCATCGGTGACGCCGGAGCCGAAGGTCCCCGTCTTCAGGACGGCGTCGAGGGGCTTCTTCACGCTGGCGTGGGTGACCTCTCCGTCCTGAAAGACGTTGATCGAGCCCGTGAGGGTCTTCTCCTGCCCTCGGACGTACTGAAGGAAGTCCATCCGGTCATAGACCTTGTCCGCCGCGTAGCCCCCCTCCTCGAGGCCGGAGATCGTCATGTCCCCGTTCCCGGGTCCGAGGGTGATCGTGATGGGGGTTCCGCTGGCGTCCTCAAACTCGACGGTTCCGTGCTTGAGGTGAACGATCTCGGACATGCTGCACTCCGGGGAGAGGGGGGGGCTACCGGTAGCCGGAGCTCCCGATCGTGAGGGAGAGGGGGTAAAGGACCGCGAGCCGAAGGTCGACGCGGAGCCACTCTTGAGGGCCGACGGGGGCGCGCGACATGAGGCGCGCAGTCGGGAGCAGGATGAAGCCAGGGGGCCAGGACGCGCCGTCCTCCTGAATGAGCCAGCGAACGGCGTCGAGCCCCGCATCCCCCGCCGCATCCCAGGACCCGATCCGGTCCTTCGCGCGCATCTTCGCGAGGAAGCGGACCACGATCGGGGACTCCGTCTGTACCCCGCCGAAGGGGGTCGACCCGGAGGGCCTACCGACGGACGAGCCGGGGCCCCCGATCACGGTGTCCCGGTCGTCGACGAAGAAGACGAGGTGAGCCAGGGCGGACGGCTCGCGCTCCGGGATGAGGGGCTCCCGGGACTCCCGCCAGGCTTCTACGATGTTGTCCGCTGTCGAGACGTAGGACTTCCCCTCGACGGGGAGGGCCTCGAGGCGCTCCGTGATGGCGCGGCGCACGTCGGAAGGGTCGAGGGACATCCCTAGTACCTCCACCAGTCGCCAGGCCCGCCGAGGACCGTCACGGCCCGCGCGGCCTGGCGCCGGGTCGGATCGATCGCGCCGGAGTCCGTCGCGTCGTAGACGAAGGACGCGGAGTCCTGCTCGGTCTTGAGCTCGCGGGAGAAGCGCTCGAAGAGCATCGCCCAGCGCGACCCCTCCCGGTCATTCCCCCCGAGCTTGCCCGTGATCACCTTCAAGGCCCAAAGCCGGTGAAGATCCTTCAAGTCGTGGGGCTGTATGACGAGGTGCGCCCGGTTCCCCTGCTTGTTGAGCCAGCGATTCAGCCGATACCAAGCGTCGAGCAGGTCGGGATCCCAGGATGTCTGATCGAGGCCCTCGAGCTCCCGATTCAGGTCCGCGATCTCGGAGAGGAGGTCGCCCTCGTCGGCGGGCATGGCGGGGGCCACGCGCACGATCCCGACCTGATTCCGGGTCGTGATGTCGCCCTCTGCGAAGCTGAGCGCCCAGGTGACGAGGTAGCCCATCCCGAAGGCTTCGCCGGCGAGCTCGCCGGCGGAGAGGGCGAAGACGGCGGAATAGGTCGCGTCCGGCGTGATCGCGCCCGTCTTGAGCGTCGAGCCGTCCGGCCGGGCGAGGGTGCAAGTCCCCCCCGTCGCCGTGAGGACGGTCTGTCTCTCGAGCGTGATCGGACATCGCAGCGTCCCGCCGGCGTCCCGCTGTAGCAGGTCCGGCATCTCAAACGCTGTCTTGAACGCGGGGAAGTCGGTAGGCATCGGCGGGCCTCGAGCTCGAGCGGGGGACTACCTGTCGACGGTGATCTCGTCGTAGACGATCACGGCCTGATAGCGCCCGGCGGTCAGGGTCGTATCGGTCCCGTCCCCCAGGTTCCCGCCGGTCGCGGCGAGGGTGAGCTCCGGCGTGATGCTCGCGATCGGACGGTTCGCGGTGAAGTTGCGGCCCTTCTGCCCGAGGGCCGGGGGACCGGAGAGGACCTCGTGAGCGCCGGCGTAGGCGTCCGCGTCGGCGCCGTCCCCCAGGGACGCATCGATCGCCGTGATGGACCCGTGAGTGAACGCTTCGACGAGCTTCGTCTCGAGCGTGATCAGGACCGCGTCGGCGGGGAGGGTGAAGGGGGCCGCGACCCCCTCCGAGGTGCTCGCGGCGGAGAAGTCCGTGTAGAACCAATCGATCACGGCGAGCTTGAGACCGGAGGGGAGGGCCTTCCGGCGGACGACGGGGGTTGTAGCGGCCATGCGAGCTCCCGGGAGGGGGTGAGGGTGAGAGAGTCAGTCGGTGCGCAGAGGAGCGGGCTCGAGGCCCGATCGGACGTTCGCCTCGTAGAGCTCGACAACCTCCTCGAGGTCGCCCTCGACCTGGCGCTCTACGTCGGCGCGCGTGAGGGGCGCGCGGCCCTCCTCGGCGCGGCGCGCGTTCACGGTCTCGAGGCCGGCGAGCCCGTTCTCGATCCCGAGCTCGCGCATCTCTGCGCGGGTCGAGCGGACGCCGGGCAGCTCGCCCCCGGCCGAGCTCGAGCTCCGCGAGCTCGGGACGGAGCTCGGGAGCTTGAGGCCGGGGAAGGCGGGATCGGTGTCTCGAGGGCGGGTCACTGCGCGGCCCGCGCGGCGGCCTGCTCCCGAAGGTGCGCCTTGATCCGATCGATGAGCTCCGCCTTCGTCCCGTACTTGGCGAGCTCGAGACCCTCGCACTCCTGCTGAAGGTCCGCCTTCGAGAGGTCCTCGAGGTAGGCGAAGAGCCCCTCGTCCTCGGGATCGGGGGTCGCGACGGGGGCGGGCTCGGAGCCCCCGGCCTCGAGGGCGGGGGCGGGGGCGGGGGCGGGGGCGGGCCTCGAGGGCGGGCTCGCCGGCGCCGCGACGGGGGCGGGCTCGGAGCCAGGCTGCGGCGCGGCGAGGGGCGCCGGCGGCGCGCGGCGCGTCGAGGGCCCGAAGACGGCGAGCTTCGGGGCGAGCTCCTCCTTCTGCATGAGGCCGGCGGGAGCGTTCGCGGCGGCCTGTCCGAGGGCGGAGCGGTGATAGCCCCGGATCTTCTCCTCGAGGGCCCGGGCGACGTTGGGATCGCAGCGTCCGCCGAGGAACCGATCGCGGACCTCGCGAAGGAAGGCGAAGTATCCCTCCGCGTCCCGCTGCGTGTAGCAGGCGTCCCCGAGGGCGTAGAGCCGCTCCCACCGGGAGAGGTGGGCGAACTTGCCACCCCGGACGCGGTAGCGGTGGACGTAGCCCCGGTAGCGCTGGCCGAAGGCGACGACCTCGAGGTCCTTCGGGATCGGAATCTGGCCCCGGTGCTGTACGCGGTGCGTGATCGCGTTGCTCGGGTCCGCGATCTGCACCTTCACGCCGTCGACCTTCTCCTCGAGGCCGCGGACTCCCTTCAAGCCGGGTTGATGCCGGAGAGGGGTCAGACACGGGAGGATCTCGGGGCCGTCCGCCGTGAGGAAGACATCCCACCGGCGGGGGTCCGCCATGTAGGTGAAGTCCTCGCTCGCGGCGTAGTTGAAGAAGCTCGTAGGCGCGGCGCGCGGGGGCGCGGGCTCGTCGCCCCCCTGCGCGGCGGGGAGCTCGAAGCGCTGCTCGAGGGGGTCGGTCGGGGGTGCCCCGGTGACGTGGGTTGGCATGGCGGGCCTCTGGTAGGGGCCCCGCCCCCTCGAGGGCGGGGCCAGGTGAAGGGGGGCGCGTCTACTGCGCGCCGATCAGGGTGCGACCTCGAGCGGCCTCGATGTCACAGGTCCCGACGTAGTAGTGACCGGCGACATCCGTCGAGCCGGCGAGGCCGTCGCGGACCTCCTCGACGCGCAGGGGGCCGGAGTCGATCAGGACGTGGGCGCTCCGGGGCGCGGGGCGGAGCTGAAGCTCCTTGTAGCCAAGGGCCCCCCGGCCGAACATGCCGGAGGCCCAATCGGCGCCGGAGTTGGCGCTCTGGACCTGATCGGAGGTGACGACCTCGATCCCGTTGTAGAAGCCCTCGAGCCCGAGGCCCCGGAGGACCTGCATCGACGCGGTAGCGTCCCGCCACTGCGTCACGCCCCCGCGCTGCTCGAGGTCCGCTTGCCAGTCGGTGAAGTGCTTCGGCTTGAGGACCGCCAGGTAGGGCGGGGGGACGAGGGCCTGCTTCAGGGCGAACTGCGCGAGGAGGAAGGTCGTATGGGAGAAGGTGACAGCGGTAGAGCCGACCTGCGTCCAGTCGTCGATCTCGAGCGCGATCAGGTTCGTCAGGGTCATCGCGGCGGAGATCGCGATCGACATGGCGAGGCGCTGCGTCGAGAAGACGCCGGTCTGATCGACGGCGTTCAGGAAGTCGCTGTAGCCGTAGGCAAGCGAATACTTCGAGGGCGCGCAGGTGTAGTTCGCGACGGTGAGGGAGGAGGTCGAGACGGCGCTCGCCTCGCCCGTGCTCGCGAGGAGGTCGAGCCCGTCGAGGTTGAAGACGGTCCCCTTGATCGTCGTCGAGCCGATGAGGTCGGTCCCCAGGCGGACGAGGGCCGGGTGATTGCGCAGGGAGAAGCGATCCCCGAGGGCCAGACGGACGACCCGGCTCGCGACCTGCGCGACGAGGACATCCGAACCGGGAGAGGATCCGGTGACTTGAGTTGCCATGAAAGCTCCGGGCGTGAGGGCGTGAGGGCCAGCGCTGAGGGTTGCGCCCTGAATCCCCCCGGAGGGGTGCGCCCGGCGGCGGCGCTAGGACCCGCACCCCAGCATGATCGGACGGGTCCTTGAGGGGAGCCTACCCGCTCGCCCCAGCGTCCGCCAAGCCCCGATCGAAGGACCCGGACGCCGGAGGGGGGCCGGCGCCCGGGTCGAGCTCGAGGACGACGGAGCCGTCGCGCAGGACCTCGAGCGACGGGAGACGTAGCGCAGGGCCCAGCGCGACGGCTACCCCTGGCCCTGGCCATCGCCCTCACGCCAGGGGAGCGAGGCCGGGACATCCTCCCCGAGCTGCTGCCGAAGCGCCGGGAGCGCGGCGACGAATTCCTCGTCGCTGAGCTGCTCGATCGTCTCTCGGTTGTAGACCTGGGGAGCGCCAGGGACGCCGGAGGCGCCGGCGTTGCTGTCAGGGAGGCGGGAGGTCCCCCCGTTGAGCCCGGAGCCCTGGCCCTGGCCCTGGCCCTGGCCCTGGCCCTGGCCCTGGCCCTGGCCCTGGCCATCGCCGGCGGGCTGGGGGAGGAAGGGGCGGAGCAGGGCGGGGGCGTTGTCGCGGTCGGCGGAGAGCTTGTCGAGCCAGGCCCCGAAGTCCTTCTCCCCGTCCCTCTCCCCGGCCTGAGCGTCGAAGCGGGAGCGGAAGGCGTCGAGGACCTCCCGGTCCCCTCCGAGCTTCGGGATCGCCTGGCGATCGAAGGCGCGGCCCGCTTCGGCCGCGTCGGCGCGTTGCTTCGTCGTCTCAAGCTGTGTTGCGAGCTGCTCGGAGAGGGCGGCCTTCGGGCGGAGCTGCGCGAGCTCCTGCTCGAAGCCACGGGATCGATCCTGCTCGGCGCGGAGCTGCGCGAGGACTTCGTCGAGTCGGGCCTTCGGGACGGTTTCAGACATGGCGGCGGGCCTCTATGGCGAAGCCGGGGGCGGGAAGCCGCTCCCGGCGGGGTTGTTGCCCGGGTTGCCCCCGGGCGTGGGTGAGGGGGGATCGACGAGCCCGGCGCGGGCCCGGGCCTCCCGGAGCGCGAGCTCGCGAAGGACCTCGAGGTCCGCGACCTCCCGGACGTTCTCCTCGATCGCGCGGCGGGCTTCGCCCTGCGTCATGCCCGGCCGCTCGATCATGAGGGCCTCCGAGGGAGACATCCGACCCCGATCGATCTGCTCGTTGTGATGCTCGCGCATGTTGCGGAGCTCCATCGGGGAGAGGGGGAGCTTCTGATACTCGACGCGGTAGCCGCTCTCCGGGATGCGGTAGCGCATGATCCGGGAGAGGTTGAGGAGGGCGCCCGTCTTCTCGAGGAGCTCGTCGTCGCTCGGACGGAAGCTCTCCTCGTAGACGTTCTGAGCCTCCCGCTTCCCCTCCCTCGAGATCGAGAGCGCGGCGCCGGACCATGCGTCCGAGCTCTCCCGGACGATGTTCGCGGCCTCGACGCCGGCGATCGTGATCACGCTCCGCTCGTAGGCCCCGATCGCTTGCTGGAGCTCGAGCGGCGAGGACGCCGGCGACCATTGCCCGACCTGGGCATTCTTCGCGTTCATGCTCGCCGTGAGGTGAACCATCGTTGAGGGGTCCGCCGGGACATCGGAGCGCGCGGTCCCGTGCTCGTCCTCCCGGACGTTCGACCCGGCGACCTCCACGTCGAGCCCCCAGCGCTGAGGCCAGGACGCCCGGAACACCGTATGCCCGAAGAAGGTCCACATACACGCCAGGTCGAGGGACGCTTCGACGATCTCGATCCACTCATTCGGAGACCAGAGCCGGCCGGCGCGCTCCGCGTGGTAGACGACGTAGGGCAGGAAGGGGGCGCCGGCGCGCTCGCCCTGCGTCCACCGGTAGGGGTAGGCGTCCCCCTCGAGGGACCGTCCGAGGACCTGCTCCGTCACGTCGAGCCCGGGGCGCCCCTGCTCCCCGTGGACTTGCACCCGGTAGAAGGGGCGCTCCGGGTCCTCGATCGAAAGGACATCCCAGGTCCACCGGGGGCCCAAGGTGGGAACGTAGCGCCAGCGGAGCTCCCGGATCAGGACGGGGTTCTCCGGGTCCGCGTCCGTCGCGTGAGCTTCGACGGTGTCCGGGTAGACCGTCCGGTAGACGAGCCGATTCTCGATCACGTCGATCCGGCGCAGCCCCTCGCGTTGCAGGAGGACGCCCTTCTGAAACCGGCGGGCCTTTGGCCAGAGCCCCGCGCGGCTGACGACCCCCTCAGCGCCGAAGAGGACGGACAGGTCGAGCCCCGCGACGTGATGCACCTTCGGGGGCTTCGTGTAGAGGGAGGCGAGCTCGCCGGCGAGGTGCGAGGCCGGGCACTTCGAGAGCGTCGACTTCCCCAGGAAACCCCGACGCTGACTCCCGAAGTGTTGCAGGAGAGCGCGCTCGAGGTCCGAGCGCCAGGTCCCCTCGAGCATCCGGCGCCGGCGCCGGCTCTCATCCCATCGCGCGACGGTGATCAGGTCGACGGGCGGGGGCGGGGCGTGTTGCAGGTGCTCATTCATGGCCCCCCCAAGGTAGCCGATCGACGCGCAGCTTAGAAGATGCGACCGACCCGGGACACAGCAGGACGGAGGACCCGCTGATCGTGGAGGACCTCGGTAGCGTAGCGAGCCGCGTCGATCGGGTCCTTCAAGGGGTCGTCTCGTCGCCCCTCCCAGCCCCGACAGCCTTCGATCAGGCCCTTGCACCGGGGCGAGATCGTCGCCTGGCCCTGCTTATAAAGGCTGTTCATCAGGCGGATACCGCGCGTCATTGACCCCCGAAACTTGCGCGGAGTCGCGATTTTCAGGCCCCGGTGCTGTAGCTGGCGCCGGGGGATCGAGAGCTCCTCGGACAGCGCGACGAGCAGGTCGAAATTCGACTTTTCATTCCCCCACATATCGCCACCGTGCGCGCGGTCCCCTACCCAATAGTCTACGTTCTCCCAGGTGAAGCCGTGGCGCCGGAGCATGGCCAGGATCGCCCGGGCGTCCTCCCTCGTCGAGGTCCGGCCGTCCGAGCGGACCTCGTCGAGGTAGAAGACGCGGGAGCCGTCGTCGGTGCAGACGGTCAAGCTCGCGACCTGGCGCCCGGCCTTCGCGCCGTGATCGATCCCGACGGCGACCCATACAGACCCGCGCGGGTAGACGCTCGAGACAAGTCCATCGTTCCAAGCGGTGAACCACCGACCCGCAACGATCGGATCCCAGTCCCCGTGAATCCGCATCCCGCGCTCTACCTCGAGGTAGGAGTCGACGAGCTCCTCGAGCTCCTCGGGACGCATCCAGGGACCCTCGAAGAGCCCCCCGAGGGGGGTCATCGCGTCGAGGGTGACGGACGTATGTAGCTCGGTGATCTTCCCCTTTTCGACGTACTCCCGGAGGTAGCGCAGGGGGGGGCTCTCCGGCGTCGGGGTCATGCTGACCCGC